AAAGAAGGTGTCTGGGTCGAATACGGTGAATTTCGTGTCAAAGTCGGATATGCTGGTGGTGCGAACAAGAAATACGTCGGATATGCCGAGAAGAAATTCAAGCCTCTTCGACGTGCCATCGCCACTGATGCTCTGGATGACAAACGTTCTCGCGATGTCATGATCGACATTTATGCTCGCACGATCGTTTTCGGTTGGCAGGTTCTCGTCAACAAGGATGCAGATCCTGACAAAGACGAAAGCTGGAAAGATGGTATCGGAATGCCTGATGGTTCGATCGGAGAAGTCACTCCCGAGAACATCATCATCGTGTTCAAGAAGTTCCGTCCTCTCTTCCAGGACATCATGACCCAAGCCGACTCTATCGCGAACTATCGTGCTGAAATTCTCGAGGAAGAATCGGGAAACTGAAGGAGTTCCTGCTTTACTTTCTCGAGCAGGGACCAACAGAGAAAACAGTAATAGGGGCAGCGATGAAAGCAGGACACGATCTGCCTTCTCGCATACAAAATGCCCCTAGTCTTCTACCCGGTCTTGAACTATACTACTTAGGGTTCATGGACCTAATGTCGTCTAGGATCGTCGGAATGGGAATAAGTCCAATCTGGTGGGATTTGGTAGAATATTACTGTCAGAGAAAGGATTTGGACGCTGAGCAGACTGACTCTATGCACTATCATATCGGCGCAATGGATTCGGTGTACATGAAGCATATGTCCAAGAAATGAAATGTCGACACTCGCTCAATTCTCTCGTAACATCAGAAGTTTGAAATCGCGTGTTGTCAACAACTCAACCGCGCTTACGAAGAAGATGGCTCGAAGATCTTTGAAAGCGTTGATCGCTGGAACTCCAGTCGACAAAGGTGTTGCTCGCTCAAACTGGCGTGTCGGTCTCGGTGCATCAACTCGATCTGTAATCGGTGCTTATACTCCTTATCCCAAGGGAAGTAAAGGTGGTGGACAAGGTCGTGGTGAGACTGCTAACGCATCAGCAGCTTATGCCGCCGGGTCTGCTCGAATCGACTCAGTTCGTGGAGTACCTGGAGTCGGTCTGAGAACTGCTATCATCATAACGAACAACGTTCCTTATATTGAACAATTGGATGCAAAACACAATTTCGTTCAACCTGCGATTCAAGCATCTAGAACTGCACTCGCAGGCTTCAGATTGTTTGCCAGAAATCCAGACAATGGGGAATAAGAATGGTAACTGAAACTGTCACTGTTCGATACACAACATCTGGTGAACGTCGTATTATCGCAGCTTTAGACGACATGGGTCACTCTGCTGATAGAGCGACTCGTGGTATCTATCTTTTGCAGAGAGCGATCTTCGTTCTGGGTGGTGCTGGTCTTGCAAGTGCTCTCGTTCGTCAGATTGATGCTCTCACGAACTATGAGAACCGTCTTCGTCTCACGGCAACAAGTATGCAGAATATGGAAGAAATTCAGAAGAGTCTGTTTGAAGTTTCGAACAGATCCAGAACGTCTTTCGAAAGTTCGGCTGAAATTTATTCTCGTACCGCTTTGTCGGTCCGCGAACTTGGTATTTCCCAGGAAGAAACATTGCGTTTCACCGAGTCTCTTGCCAAAGCGACTATCATCTCTGGTGCATCCGCTCGAGAAGCAAACGCTGCTCTCATTCAGCTTGGGCAAGGTCTGGCATCTAACCGTTTGTCTGGTGACGAACTTCGTTCTATTCTCGAGCAGTTGCCGTTCGTTGCTGACGTTATCTCCAATAGTCTCGGTATCACTCGTGGTGAACTTCGTAAATTCGGTACTGAAGGAAAACTCTCCGCTGAAGTTGTACTGAAAGCATTCCGTGAAGCAGAAGGTGAGATCGACGCTCTTTTTGCTCAAACTGTTCCTACGATCAGTCAATCATTGACAGTTGCTGCGAACAACTTCAAAAAGTTTCTTGACGGATTTGACGATGCGACTGGTGCATCTGCTGGAATCGCAGATGCGATTATCAGTATCTCTGAATCTATCGGAACTCTTGTCAAGATAGCAGGTCTGGCTTCTGCTGCTCTTCTGTTGTTGTTCACAGAGAGATTTCTTCAGAGTATCTATGCTGGTATCGCTGCTCAAGCATTTATGAATCAACAAGCTGCTGCCGGAAACATTCTGTATTTCAACGCGATTCAAATTGAAAACTTGAGAGCGCAGTCTCTTCTAGCTTCTGCTGTTGCTCAACAGAATCTTGCCGCGACCAAGGTTGCCGATCTTGCAGCGACCAGATCACAGATGGTCGGAAATCTTGCTTTGATAAATTCTCAAAGAGCGCAGATGGTTACTCAAGTTCAACTGCAACAAGGTATCGCAGCCGCGACTGGTCGTACCTCTGGGCTTATCGCTGCTCAGGCTCTGCTGAATAACAGCACAAGAGCATTGATCGTAACCAGAAGAGCACTCGCTGCTGTTGATCTCGAAGCCACAGCGGCCACGGCGGCGCTAACGGGTGCCACAACGGCGCTAACAGCGGCACAGGCCCGCGCCACAGCGGCCACAACGGCTCTTGGTGGTGCTATGGCTAGGCTTGCCATAGCGTTTCCGCTTGCCGCTGCTGGTGCCCGTGCGTTGGCTGGTGCGCTTGCGAGTGTTGCTGCATTTGCTGCTGCGAATCCGTTCACGTTCTTGCTTCTTGCTATCGGCTCTTTGGTTATTCTTTATCAAAGTCTCTCGACAGAAGCTGAACTCGTAAGCGCATCCATGGAGAAAATCAGCGGAACAGTTGATCAACTTCGAATCGCTCACGAAGCTGGAAAAATATCTGCTGCTGCTTATGCAACAGAGTTGAGAAAGATTTCTGAAAGTCAGGTTTTGCTTGATCAAGCAGAAGCTGTTGATCTTCTTAAAGATTCTTTGGATACTGTTACAAATTCTCTTCAGAGTTTTGTAAATCTGCAGAACAATGGACTTTTCAATCCTGTTGTCTATGGAGAATATAAAACAATTCTAGAAGAGATCAATACTCTATACAAAGCTGGATCAATCTCTGCTTTGGACGCTGCAAAAGGAGTTGACAGTCTAGCTGCTGCCAGCGGAAATCGTGTATTCCAACAATTTGCTGCTCAACTTATGGAGAATGCAAAAACAGCCGACAATGCTCAAGTGAACATCGATAGACTTGATAAGATTCTTCGAATTCTTGCAGGCACTTTGTCAGTTGCAGAGTCTGGTCTTCTCAATGCTGCTGGAGCCGCGAACGTTCTCGCTGGAGCCGCGAACAATGCCTCTGGAGCAATCGCAACTCTTGTTAACATGATTCCTCAACTCGCTGCTGCTGCGAAAATTCAAGTTGATCTTGGTAAAGCGAAAGCTGCTTTTGATGAAGGAAGAGCAGAACTCACGGCTGGTGCCAACACAAGAAGCATCGACGAGACCGCAAGAAGAATGGTAGAACTGAGAGGACTCTACAATCGTGCTATCAGCGAAATCGACGGAACTGCTGATGCAACTCGGAGTGCAGCGAAAGCCCAAGAGGCATATAACAATCAGGCTCAACTGGCTTCTCGTACTGGTATTGATCGCGCTCTTTTCTCTGCAAGCAATGAGTACACGAAACTTGTTGATCAGGCCAAAGCTGCTGGAGCAAGTCAAGCAGAGTTGAATGCTCTGTCTCAGAACTATGCAAGTATTCAATCTTCTATTCAGCGTGATTTCGCAGACAAGGGTGGATCTGTAGGCGGTGCTGCTGGAGACGGTGCCGTTGGAGCAGCGACAAAAGATCTTCAAGACTATATCATTGAACTTGAGAAAGAGGCTTTCCTTCTTGGGTTCATCGGAAAAGAACGAGAAGTCGTAAACAAGATCATTAGCATTGAAAGCGAATTGAAGAGAGATCTCACTTCAACAGAAAGATCATTGATCGAGGCTAGAGTTCTCAACAACGAGGCTTTGAAAGTTCAATCTTCATTGCTTGAATCGATCATTGGACCACAGATGCAGAATGCTGATCAGCAGGCTGCTCTCAATGAACTCATGAATCAGGGTGCGATCTCTGCTCAACAATACACAGAGAAACTTCGTGAACTTCGTGTGGAAGCAAATCAGTTGAGCGGAACTTTTGGTGGTGGATTTAAATCCACTGTTGAGGGTGCAATCATGACAGTTGGAGATCTCGGCAAGGCTGTCGGTGGTGAACTCGTAGCTTTCGTTAATGATGCCGCCGATGCTATCGTCAAGTTCGCACAGACTGGTGAAATCAACATCAAGCAGTTGTTTGCGACTTTGTTTGCAAATCTTCTCAAGCTGGCCGCTCAACAGCTTCTCTTGAAGATGCTCGCTCCTTTTCTGGGTGGATTCAGTGGTGGTGGATCTATCGGTGGTGGTAGCACTCCTAAATTTGCGACTGGTGGTTCTATTCTTCCTTCTGGTGCTGGTACAACAGACACCCAAGTGGTGAAATTTACCAAGCGTCCTGATGAGAGAGTTGATATTCTCACTCCAGCCCAACAAAAAGCACAGGCTCAAGCTTTGAACGGAAATGGAAATCAGCAAGCTGCTCCACAGACAAACGTCAATGTCGCTGCTGTTCTGAGTCCTGCTGATATCTACAGTGTTTTCGATTCACCTGAGGGTGAAACAACAATCATCAAAGTTCTGCAACGAAACGGTGCCGCCGTTCGTAGTATCGCCCGAGGAGGCTCATAATGGCATTTCAGACCGGCACCTATACGACTATGCCTCAGTTGATGAATATTCTCAACACTTTCATGACTGGCAATGGTTGGACAAGACTTCGTGGTGAGACTGACATGGCTGTCAACTCTCCGAAAGCTGCTCGCTATTGGAGATTGAATGTTCGGGAAAGTATCGCTACTTCTACTCAATTCAGAGCGATTCGTGAGATCAACTTTCATGCAATCAACGATGATGTTATCAGTCGTGCTGGTGTCACAGCGACAGCGAGCAGCTTTCTGAGTGGAAATGTACCTGCAAATTGTCTAGTCTCAGATACAACTTTCGTTCGTTCAGCACAAGTCAATAACGACAGATGGTGGCTGGCTTTTGATTTTGGATCAGCAGTCACTATCGGAAAGATCGTAATCATTTGTGAACTTTTCAGTGAGGCTCCAGAGAAATTTGAGATTCAATGGTCCAATGACAATTACACTTGGACAACGATGCAGCAAGTCAATGATCCAGTTCTTTTCACTGCAAATTTTGGTACTGCAACAATCGTGTGGGATACAGGAAGTGGATTCACATCTTCATATCATGCGGGGGCTTCTCTTCCACGTCGATCAGGACTCAACTATTTTATGGGAAATGTTCAGGGAGCCATAATCGAAATTGGTTCTTCTAATCTGTGGGCTTGGCAAGGTCCAGGATATGATGCTGATCGAAGAGTGTTTATCTACGGATATACATTTCATGATTCTATTGCAGATGTTGACTCTTTCGGTTTCAGTGCTGCAACAGGTATCATTACTGATCTTCCTCAATATATTGGAGTTCAAGCAGGAACCGACGATCGTTTTGTTCACTTGATTGCTGCTGCAAGTGGAACCAAGACTTATTGGGCTTTTCTGAATAGTACTCGTTTGATTGTCATTATCAAGAATGGTCTTGACGATTACACGAGCATGTATGCAGGATTTTTGAAAGCATTCGCTACTCCGAACAATTATGCTTTCCCTTTGTTTGTGTCTGGGACTGCTAACGCTCCTGTCTCTCTGGGTTCGAATGACTCAAGGTGGCGTGCTTTTTGGGATCCAGGTGACTCTCCTTCTGCAAGATTTCGTGACGTCACTGGTGTCTGGAGAACTGTTAGAAATCACACTTTTACAAGTGGAGATATCAATGCCCCACTCGGCAATCCTATTCGTTGGACATGGCCGTGGCATTCTGGATGCACTAACAGAGAAGCATTTCCTTTCAGTGTTGTTGGTGATTGGGCAAATTTCGATTTTCATTTTCTTGATAGAATTGAAGCAACGACACAAAATGAAGTTCCTCTCTTTGCTTCAATGGTTTGTGACATCAACTATGGAAACATCGGCGCAATGGATGGTGTCTATTGTGTCCCAAGAGGCGGAGTGATAAGTGCGGAGCAAGTGATATCAGTCGGCGGTTTTGATTATCAAGTATTTCAAAATCGAGATCGAACTAACGGTGATCAATATGCAGCGATTTTGAGAGGAGTTACTCCATGACTTATTCTACAGGTTCTGGAAATTATGACGATCTCATGGCCGATGTTCTTGCTCATGCGATCACTGATGGATGGACAGCGACTGGTGGTGACTGGCCAATCAGCAAGGGCCTTGTTCATGGTATTGATTGGTCGACTTTTACAACGACTGAACAAGACAGAACTGGTGGTGGTCCTGGTGGACCACGAACACAAAGATATGTTCGTATCGGAATTGGAAGTTCCAGAGCGAACGCAACTACCGATGCAGCAACGAGCACCGTTTTCGTTCCGAACATGGGATATGCGATCACAGCTTGGTATATTTTCAGTGAGCCTGCTGTTTGTGATCATATTCACGTTGTGTTTCAATTCAGCAACGGCCTTAATACTGATTGTTTTGGACATTTCAGTTTTGGTGAAATTGACAAAGGTGGTTTCACTCACGGTGGAGTGATGTATGCAACGTCACGTCTTTGT